TCCCTCGTTAGCTCTTTTATGCACTTTCTTAAAGGAGAAAACTCATGGCATTTAGAAGTGCGGCAGGATACGCAAACCTTCCTAACGGCAATTTTTCGCCGATCATCTATTCCAAGAAGGTCCAAACTGCCTTTCGTAAAACCTCCATCTGTGAGGACATTACTAACAACGATTACTTTGGCGAGATCGCTAACTTTGGCGATACCGTCCGCATCATCAAAGAGCCAGAAATCTCGGTTTCTGCTTACTCGCGTGGCACTCAAGTTGTTCCACAAGAACTGGATGACGAAGATTACACCTTGGTCGTTGACCAAGCTAACTACTTCGCTTTCAAAATTGATGACATTGAAGAAGCACATTCCCATGTGAACTTTGAATCATTGGCTACTGACCGTGCCGGTTATCGGTTGCGGGATCAGTTTGACCAAGAAATCTTTGGTTACATGACGGGCTACAAGCAATCTTCATTACATACTAATGCAGATACTGCTCGTGTTGCTGCTGACAAGTCCGGCACCGATCCTATTAGCACAGTTGCTGCTGATGGCCTTCTGGCTTCTATGTCTTTGGACTTCACCGACTTCGGTGGTGGTTCGGCTGACTCGATTCCTGTTGGCGCTAACACAAACGCCGTCTCGCCTCTGGCGGTTATCAACCGTATGGCCCGTAAACTCGACCAACAAAACGTTGATCGTGACGGGCGTTGGCTCGTTGTTGATCCAGTGTTTGCTGAATTGCTCAACGACGAAAACAGCAAATTGCTGAGCAACGACTTCGCTGGTCGCCAAGACGCTGGTGATATCCTCCGTAACGGTCGTATCATCGACGGCATGGTTCGTGGTTTCCGTATCTATATGTCTAACAACCTCCCATCATTGGGTACAGGTCCAGGCACTGTTGATACAAACGGTTCTGCAACCAACTTCGGTGCAATCGTTGCTGGTCACGATTCGGCTGTTGCTACAGCTTCACAAATTGAAAAAGTCGAGACTTATCGTGATAATGACAGCTTCTCTGATGTTGTCCGTGGTCTGCATCTGTATGGTCGCAAATTGCTTCGTCCTGAAGCGGTTGTTCGTGCCATCTATAACACTTACGAATAAGGGGGGTATAGATCATGGCTATTGATATGACTGTAGGTGGTGTTGCTAATGGCGCTGCTACCTCCACTAACCACAAAGCCCGCCTGGGCGCTCAGATGCCTTACGCTGTTGAGTTTACTCTCGACTTTGCTGAGGCCACTACTGCTAAAGGTTCTGCCTTGGCGGCTGGTGACGTTTTCCAAGTAATTGATGTCCCAGCTAATACGATGATTCATGGTGCTGCTGCTGAGGTAGTTACTGCCGTCAACAGTACAGTTTGTACCCTCGACATTGATATTGCTGAAGGTGATAGTTTCATCGACGGTGGTGATGCTACCAGCACGGGCTTCTTGGCAGTTGGTACTAACGGTCTTGCTCCTTTTGGTGCCAATACCGTTAACCCAGCTTCTGCTATTGACACGATTGATGTCAAGATTGCAACGGCTGGTGATACTGCTATTGCTACTGGGCAGGTTCGCGTTATTGCGTTCTTCACTGATATGACCGCAAAACTTGGTCCTAACGAAGTTGATCGTGACACTGCTTAACTAAACCAGGGGAGGTCTTAACGGGCCTCCCCGACTTTACAGGAGTATCCATGGGAATTATACTTAAATGTTCTATTGATGATGAAACATTAAAAAAACATTATGAAATAAATAAAGATCAAAAAGTTCCCTGGATCTATAAACTAAAAAATAGTGCTAGAAAAAGAAAAGACAAAGTTTTAATCTGTGCTGGCGGTCCCACTATTAGGGAGTTCCATCCTCTTATCCAAAATTGGAAAGGGGATATCTTTGCATCTAAGACCGTAGAGTATTTAGAGAACATAGGCGTTACACCGCATTACTGTATCCATGTTGATGCGGGTGATAACGAACCTAACAGAGTTTGGAAAAATAAAAAAACAAATTACTTGTTCTCAACTCAAATTAAACCTGAAGTATTTGATGTAGCTAAAGGCTGCAAAGTTTTTAAGTTTAATACTATTTCTTCAAATGAGTGGATGCCTCCTAATTTAATTGCAGGTGGTTCTAACTCCACTGCCCAAGCCCTATTTTTATGTGCATGGTTAGGGTACAAAGAAATACATATTGTAGGATTTGATTGCGGTTTTAAAAAAGATCCTGACGGTAAAATGATTTTAAATGTAAATCGTAATAACTTTAATAAAGATGAGAATCCTATAGTCACTGTAAATAATTCTAAATTAGGCATGACATTTCATACTGATTACGAATATATGGGTATGGCAGAAGAAGCCACTAAAATTATTCAAATTTTATCTCGTGAAAAAAGATTAAATTTAATGCATATGGCAACTCTGTATTTACATCGACTGTAGATAATGAGATCTATAAAACATCTTATTCATTAGGTCCAGGTGTGCCACTTAAATGGTTGAAAGCAGCATAGATGGCAACAACTTTTATCACACTTGTTAATGATGTAGCGAAGCGCCTCAACGAAGTTCAGGTGACTACTGCTGATTTTTTAACAGTGGTAGGCTTTCATTCTCAAATTAAAGACTCTGTAAATGTTTCTCTTCAAGAGGTAGGGCAGGAGCAGTTTGAGTTTCCATTCAATCATGCTACAGCTAATATTACAACATCTACAGGCACTGCTGTATACGCCCTCGAAAGTGATATGAAGTCAGCAGATCTGGATACATTTAGAATCCGTAAGAGCACTGCTGATGGTATTGACGCTCAACGACTCAGAGAAATTAACTTTGATACGTTTATCCAAAGATTTTATGAGCGTGATGAAAATGCAAATGTAGGTGACTTTGATACTCCTAACTACGTTTATAGGACTTTGGACAATAGAGTTGGCTTTAGCCCCGTCCCCGATAAAGCATACACAATCTCCTATGATTATTTTAAGTTTCAAACTGACTTGGTAAATCACTCTGATACGATGGCTGTTCCTGATAGTTTTAAAAACGTCGTAATTGATGGTGCTATGTTCCAAGCATATATGTTTCGAGATAACTCTCAACAAGCCGCAATTGCTAGACAACGATTTGAAAAAGGCGTAGAAAATATGCGGAAGTTGTTAGTTAACAGATTTACTGATGTAAGAGATACGAGAGTAAGCAGGTTAATTAATTACCCGCACGGTGAAAAGTAATGACTGACAATCTCCGCGATGCCACCATCATAGCGCGGGGCGGTCTTTACACTAACGAAGATGCGCTCACACTTGCTGCTACTCAACCAGGATCAGCTATCCGACTAACTAACTTTGAGATTTCTCAGTTTGGTGGTTATAGACGAATAAATGGTTTTACTGCTTTTGACTCATCTAATCCTACAGTTCCTGGTACTGGTGCAGTCTTAGGTCTTTGGATTCACAAGGATAAAGTTTACGCTGCTAGACGAAACGCTGTTGATTCTACATCTGCAACTCTCCCTGCTGGAGCTGTATCAGTATCATCAGGTAGCACTACAGTAACTGTTGTATCTACAGCACATGGTCTATCAACAGGTGAGTTAATTTCTTTTGTTAACGTTAGCACTCTAGGAAGTTTAACTTTTACAGGTAAAGAGTTTCCAGTTGCTACAGTTAGTAGTGCAAATGGTTTTACCTTTCTATCGTCTAGTGCAGCAGCATCTACGGAAGTTAGTTCTGCCGCTAATATTAGTTATACAGTAAGTAAATTCTATTCGATCTTTGAACATACCTCAACATCTGGCTGGACTAATATTTCTACTGCCTCTAGTATTCATACTCAGTCAGCCATTGGAGTAACAAGGTTAAGAACATCTGATCATAGTTTTACTGGGAAAGAAGTCTTAGTAATCGTCGATGGAGTTAATAAACCTATTCGACAGAGCACGGCAGATTTTTTACAGATTTATGATCGGCAAGGTACTTCAGCTACCGACACAGAAGATCAATTAAGCAATCCTTTTACCACCAGTAACGGTGATGCTACAGTAACTGTTGACCATGCAGATCACAGATTATCTACTGGAGACACGGTAAGGTTCACAAATATTAACGTTGATTTAGGCGGGCAATCAGCAAATAGTTTAGACTTCACTGTAGCAACAGTAGTATCCACGGGATCATATACATTTGAGTTAGCTACTGCTTCGTCTGTTTCTAGTCAAAATAATGTAGGCGGCACGGCAGTAAATTGGTTCTATATTCACGCAACTAATCAGTTTGATATCGAAGGCGCTTCTCTTGTTGATGATTTTAGGAATCATACTTTTTTTGCTGGTATGAGCGCCTTTCCTAACTTTTTAGTATTTAGTGCTCCCAACAATGACTTAGATTACACAGCAGCTTCAGGTGGTGGAGCTATCAATGTAGGGTTCCCTATTACTGCTATTGTTAAATTTAGAGATTCATTATTTATATTTGGTAAGGATAAAATTAAAAGAATTACAGGGAATAATGCTACTGATTTTGTTTTATCTGAAGTTGCAAATAACACAGGATGTATTGCAACTGATAGCGTAATTGAAATTGGCGGCGATGTGCTTTTTTTAGCTGCTGATGGTATCCGTCCCTTACAAGGCACTGCTCGTATTGGTGACGTAGAATTACAAACAGTGTCTAAGCCTATTCAGCAACTTTTAAGAGCATTACCTTCATCTTTTGATTTATCATTATTAAATAGTGTTGTAGTTAGAAATAAGTCTCAGTTTAGATATTTTTTCCCTACCTCTACTGTGGCTCAGGCAGATGCTCAAGGAATTATCGGAGGCTTACGGTTTGCAGATAACAGAGTGGGTTGGGAATTTGGAGAACTTTTAGGTATAAGATCTTTTATCGCCACCTCCGGGCTAATTAATAATATCGAAAGAGTTTTACACGGCGATTCTAACGGCAATGTTTTTGAACAAGAGTTAGGCAGCGACTTTGCTGGAGAAGATATTCTAGCTGTTTATGCAACACCCTTTTTCTACTTCGATAGTACAGAGAAAAGAAAAACATTTCAAAAGGTTTCTATTTTTACAAGACCAGAAGGAAGCGCAGATTTTAATATGGCAGTATACTTTGACTGGGACGATCCCGCTAAATTAAACCCAGGAAGTTACAGTTTATCTACCCAGGGCGCTTTATTAAGATACTTTACTACTGGCGGTACATATGGATCTAGTTTTACCTTTGGTGGATCATCTAGCCCAGTTTTAGAAAAACAACTTCAGGGATCAGGCCGAGCGATGGGCCTTGTTATTACATCGTTGGGAACTCAAGCTCCTTATAGTATTCAGGGGTGGGGCTTGACTTGGCAACCAGCAGGATACAGATAAATGGCAGGTTATAGTAGACAATCAGCGGCTCAGATAGTAAACGGTGAGATTGTTTCTGCACCACCGTTGAACGCTGAGTTTAACCAGGTTCTTGCAGCTTTCAGTGCAAGCACTGGCCACAAACATGATGGAACTTCTAACGAAGGCCCACCTATTGCATTAATCGCTGATATTAATAGACAGACTGAAATTTTTATTAATGCTTCTTTAAATCAAATTGATTTTAAGATTAATGTTAGCTCTGCTGCTGTTACACAATTTTCTTTAGTTGATGGTGCTATTCTTCCTACTACAGACGATGATATTAGCTTAGGTTCTAGCACAGCAGAGTTTAAAGATCTATTCTTAGATGGCACTGCTAACATTGACTCTCTCGTTGCAGATACTGCCGATATTAACGCAGGTACAATTGATGGTGTTACAATCGGTGGCAACTCGGCAGGTGCAGGTACATTCACTGTAGTAAATGCTTCATCCGCAGACATCGACTCAGGTACTATTGATAATGCAGTAATTGGTGGGACAACACCTGCTGCTGGTACATTTACCGCACTAGGTGCAACTAATGTTACTGTCACTGGTAGCGCATCTAGCATTGGTTCTGTAGCATTTACTTCAACGGGTGCTACTGTAACGGGTACGCTAGATGTAACTGGCGCTTTTTCTGCTACTGATGTAACAGTAACAGGCAGCGCATCTAGTATTGGTTCGGTTGCTTTCACATCTACATCGGCTACTGTTACTGGTAATTTAACAGTATCTGGATCTGTAACAGCCTCCACGATCTCTGCTGTTAATGTTTCTGTGACTGGCAGCGCATCATCAATCGGTGCTGTAGCATTTACGACTACCTCTGCTACCATTACTGGGAATCTAGTAGTCTCTGGATCTGTCACAGCCTCGACTATCTCAGCAGTTAACGTAACTGTCACTGGTGATTCCTCTAGTATTGGTGCAGTAGCATTCACTGAAACTAC